GGGATGCTCGCCGAGAACATCGCCACCGCCTCCATCTACCGCGTGTACGGCACGACGCACACCGCCGTACGGGCCGCGAGCATCGTGGCAGCCACCGGCACCGACGCCCTGCTGCGGGTCGACGCCGAGCAGCCCTTCGGCGTCGCGGTCAGCTACGCCGCCGACCTGACCGACGTCAACGGCGACACCTGGACCGTCACCTCCGGCTCGGTCACGTCCACGGTCACCGCCGACGTCATCTCCGATGCGATCCAGGCTCTTGGCGCCAACGTGAAGATCGAAACACCGCTGGACCGGAAACGCGACCGCGACGCCACCACGTTCCAGGTCGGCGGCCGGTACGTCGTCGTCGGACGGCGCCGATCACCCGCACAGGCCACCATCACCGTCCGCACGGAGTCCGACGCCGACGGCGACAACTTGCAGACCGTCCTCGACAACGCCACTGACGGCATCGTGATGATCCGCAAGCAGACGGTCCTGGACCGCCTCGACGGGCACTACGCGATCGTCTCCGACACCGAATCGCCCACCTGGTACGACGGCTACCGCTGGTGGACGCTGGAGGCCGTCGAGGTCGAGGGCTGGGCCGACAGCCTGGAGGCCGCCGGATTCACCCTCCAGGACATCGCGAACAACTACACGCAGCTCCAGGACATCTCCGCTGCCAACGCCACCCTGCTGATCCTCGCGCAGAGGAGCTTCTGATGCTGGACATGTCCGATGACGCCCTCGCCGTCGTCCAGCGCTCCTTCACCATGCAGATGCGCGTCGAGTCATGGCTCAACGGCCAACTGCTCGCCGACGACGTACCCGTCTCCGACGGCTCCGAGAACCGCGACCGCAGCCTGACCGTACCGGAGAGCATCACCCTGACCGTGCCCCGCTACGACGCGGCCACCGGCCTCACCTGGGACCCCATCGACCCCGCCCACCCGCTCGCCGCGTACGGGCAGCAACTGCGCATCTCCTACGGCGTCGACGTCGGCGGCGGCGACTTCGAATGGATCTGCCGCGGCTGGTTCCTCATCACCGAAAGCTCCACCGACGACGAGACGGTCAGCGTCACTGCACAGGGCCTCCTACAACTCATCGACGAGGCCAAGCTCGTGGCGGCGTTCCAGCCGTCCGGCACCCTCGCCACGACGGTGCAGAGCCTGGTCGAACCCGCGCTCACCGTCACGTTCGACGGCGCCCTCACGGACCGCTCCGTGCCCACCAGCATCGAATGGGACACCGACCGAATCGGCGGCCTCAACGAACTGCTCGACGCCTGGCCGGCAGCCGCCCGGGTCACCGCTGACGGCCTGCTCCTGGTCGAGCCCGTCTCCGACGCCGGCACACCGGTGCTGTCCATCACCGACGGGACCGGCGGAACCGTGGTGCGCTGGTCCGGCAACACCTCCCGCGACGGCGCGTTCAATGTCGTCGTCGCACAGGGCGAGGACAGCGCCGGCAACCAGATCCAGGGCGTGGTGTACGACAGCGGCATAGCGTCGCCGTTCGCGATCGGCGGCGGCTTCTCCCCGCTCCCGGTGCCCTACTTGTTTTACTCGCCGCTGCTCACCACGATCACGCAGTGCCGGGCGGCTGCTGCTGCAACGCTACTGCGGCTGCGCCGGTCTGCGTCGCAGAAGATCAGTGCCTCGATCGTCCCGCACCCGGGCCTGGTGACCGGCGACATCGTGTCCGTCACCGGCGCGGGCCTGACCGCAGCCCCCTGCATGGTCGAAGCGCTGTCGCTGCCCTATTCGCCGGGCCAGATGGACCTCACATTGCGGGTGATCACCTGATGGCGCGTTTCGCGGACCTGCGTTCTTCACTGCCCCGGAAGAACACCCTGATCGGCCGTGCGGCATCGACGGCCTCCGGCGGCGCCGTCGTCGTCAGCGTGTACGGCCTCCAGATCACGGCCCGTGTCCTGTCGAGCGTCACCGTCAACCTGGGCGACGTGGTCTTCATCGTCCGACACGGCTCGGTGTACTTCGTGACCGGCGTCGTCCTGGCCGCCCCGGTGGTACCGCCCACACCGTCGCCCACGACGGACACCACGACCTCGCCCGGCGACGCCGCACCCACCCCGAAGCCGACCGTGACGACGGGCACGCTGACCTGCTCGCCGGTGAGCACGGCCACCTATCGCGACGGCAGCTGGCGCACAGACATCGGCCCCAAGGACTCCGCCGATCTACTCCAGGGCCGCTACTCCGGCAGTTCATTCGGCCGCAATACGGGCTGCGCCTTCTACGGCAGCAAGCCGCGCACGATCAGCGGCGCAACCGTCACCAAGGCCGTCGTGAAACTGCGGCGCCTCAAAGGAGCCGGCGTCTACGCAGGCCGCACACCCACGCTGCGCCTCATCTCCCAGTCCACCCGGCCGTCCGGGGCGCCCACCCTCAACGAGACCACCACAGGCCCGTCGCTGGCCGTGGGCGACACGGCCACCTTCACGATCCCGACCTCATGGGCCACGGCCATGGTCGGCGGCACCCGCGGCGGCATCGCCATCAACATCAGCTCGGACGACCCCTACATGCAGCTCGCCGGACGCGGCACATGGTCCGCAGCCTTCACCCTCGTAATTTCCTGGAGACGCGGATGACGCAGCAGACCAGCAAAGGCATCACCTACCCCGAGTCCACGGACCACACCCGGCTGTGGGAGCACCTCCAGACCCTCGCGACGAACGCCGACAGCATCATCGTGGGCTCCCCGGACGTGCAGGTCTTCACCGCCTCCGGGACATGGACCAAACCGGCCGGCGCCGTCATGGTCACAGTCGAGGTCCAGGGGGCGGGCGGCGGCTCTGGAGGCTGCCCTGTCACCAGCGCGTCACAGAGCGCCTGCGCATCCGGTGGCGGTGGCGGCGAGTACGCCAAGGGCACATTCGCCGCGTCGACGCTGAGTGCGACCGTCGCCGTCACCGTCGGGGCAGGCGGCACTGCCGCCACTGCCGGGGCGAACAACGGCGGCAACGGCGGCACGAGTTCTTTTGGCGCCACGATCACCGCGCTCGGCGGGAACGGCGGCTCGGCGGGAACCGCGACGACCACCAGCACGTCGATCGGCGCCGGGACCGGCGGAAGCGGCGGGTCCGGCGGCGACTTCCGTATCCCCGGCGGCGGCGGTGGCGTCGGCGCGGTGGTGACCGCGGTCGCCGTCAAGTTCAACACCGGCGGCGGCAGCTTCCTGGCCTGCCAGCGGCAGACGTCCGGCACATCGGCTGGCACCGTGGCGGGCTTCAACGGGCTGCCGTACGGGGGTGGCGCTTCCGGGTCATCCAACGGCCCCAGCCAGGCTGTTGTTGCTGGCAGCGCTGGCGCCGACGGTGTTGTCATCGTCACCACGTACAAGGCCTGACGTGCCGGTCATCACCGCGGGAGACGCGATCACCACGCAGCAGTGGGACACCGACGCCGGTATCTACACCCGCTACCTGTACGGGGCGATCGTCGAGCAACGGCCGTTCACCGATGCCGAGATCGCATGGCTGACCGGGGCGGCGACCGATAGCGCCCGGCAGGCGAACCGGGCGGCGCTCCTGGGGGCGGCCCGCATCGCGGTCGCCAACAATGCGGCCTACCTCGCCAAGGTGGTGGCCGGGACCGCAGTCACCGCCGACCACATCGCTCAGGTTCCGGCGCTCACCCGGCAGATGCAGGCCGTGATCCGGCTCATCGTCGGCTCGGACCTACTGGACCAGATCGGAGGCTGACGTGGACGTCTCGCCGTGGCTGTGGCTCATTCCGGCCGGCTCTTTCGCCGTGCTGGAGACCATCGCCATCCGCAACCGCCAGCAGGGCGACACCCTCTCCGAGGTGCTGCGTTTCCTGGCGGGCATCAACCCGCGCCGCCCGTGGCGGCCCATCGGTATCGCCGCCATCGTCGCGTTCTGCACCTGGCTGCCTATCCACCTCATCCACGGCTGACCGGCCCCGGCCGCGTCCCGCACCCCGACGAGGAGAACCATGACCATCACCTTCCGGGGTGGCCGGCTTCGGGCAGACCCGGACCGGCCGTACCTCGAGCTGGCCCGCATCCTCACGCCTGAGCTGGCCGCGCCACCGGCGTCCGCCGACTGGCTGACGCCGGTCCCGGCCGACGCGTGGGGGATGCTCGGCAACGACCAGCTCGGCGACTGCACCTGCGCCGGTGTCGGCCACAAGCGCATCGGCGACGCATACGTCAACCAGGGCCGCACCCTCGACGTCAGCACCGCCGACGTAATCAGGTTGTACGAGAACTTCGGCTACCGGCCCGGCGACCCGTCGACCGACCAGGGCGCCGTCTGCCAGGACGTCCTGGCGTACTGGCACCAGCACGGCTTCCTCGGCGAGAAGATCGCCGCATACGCGCGCGTCGACGTTAAGAACCGCCGCGAGGTCAAGCAGGCCATCGCCCTGTTCGGGCAGCTCTACACCGGCTTCACCGTCGTCCAGGCCGCCGAGGACCAGTTCAACGCCCGTCGGCGCTGGACCGTCGTGCCGGGATCGCCCGAGCTCGGCGGGCACTGCGTCACCGTGGGCGCGTACAACTCGCGCAGCCTGAAGGCCGTCACCTGGGGCACAGTGCAGGCGATGAGCTGGGGCTTCTTCGAGGAGTACTTCGAGGAGGCCTGGGTCGTGCTCAGCCCCGCAGACTTCATCGACCCGAAGACCGGCACCGACCGCGCTGGCCTCGACTTGGCCACGCTGCGCGCGGACTTCACCCGGCTCACCGGTCGCTCACTCGACCTGGCCGCCTGATGATCAGCATCCCCGGCGTCGACTACGCCTGGAGCCACCCGAGCCCTACATCCCTGAAGGCAGCCGGAAAGGCGTTCGTCTGCCGCTACCTGGCCACGGACGCGAGCAAGAGCCTCACGGCCGCCGAGGCGAAGGCCCTCGCCGCTGTAGGCATCTCCAGCGTTGTCGTGTGGGAGACCACCGCCAAGCGCGCCCTCGACGGCAAGGGCGCTGGCGCCGCTGACGCCAAGGCCGCCGTCGCTCAGGCCACGGCCTGCGGCATGCCATCGAGTCGGCCGATCTACTTCGCCGTGGACTTTGACGCCACGGCCGGCCAGCAGACCGCGATCAGCGCCTACTTCGACGGCGCCGCATCCGTCCTCGGCCTGGACCGGGTCGGCATCTATGGCGGCTACTACCCCGTCAAACGAACCCTCGACGCCGGAAAGGCGACGTGGGCGTGGCAGACCGTCGCCTGGTCCGGCGGCAAGTGGGACGTACGGGCCGTCATCCGGCAGGGCGCTCAGGCCACCATCGGCGGCGTCTCCTGCGACCGCAACACCGCCCTGACCGCCGACTACGGCCAGTGGACACCTGGAGAAGACATGGCACTCAGCGCCGACGACATCAGCAAGGTGGCCGCAGCCGCCGCCAAGGCCGTACTCACCCTCGATGGGGTGATCGCAGCCCCGGCCGACGACCCGAACGTCAAGACCAACGCCTACTGGGCGCTCCAGTCCTACATCAAGGACACCAACGCCCGGGTACGCGTCACGCAGGCCACCGAGGCCGCACAGACCGCCGCCATCACGGCCATGGCCGCCGCGCTCGGCAAGGTCGACGCAGCCCTCGACGTGCCCGCGCTGGTCACGGAGGTCAAGCAGGCCATCGACACCGGCGTGTCCGAGGCGCTGGCCGGCATCGACATCCACGTCACCACCTCCTGAACCCGCCACGGAAACGGATCACATCATGAAGGACAGCACTCGCCGCACCCTGCGCACCGGCTTCCAGTTCCTCGTCAGTCTCGCGGCTGGCCTGCCGCTGATCGTCCAGGCCTCCGGTATCCCCGACAGTGCACCCGGCGTCGGCGTC